TGCATTATCTGCAGTACCAACTAGTAAATCACCTTTTGCATCTACAATTTTCTTTGTAAGAATATCGTGGCCTTCAACGGTTGCGGTTGCTCCCTCAACTACTAATCCAGCCTTTACTCTAAAATCTTTTGTTACTGTTGCCATTTATTATCTCCTTGGTTAAGCCTTCAAACCAGTACGCATGTAGCGCAAGGTAATCGGGGTCTGACCCACCACGGGAATTACAGTTAGGTTAACTGTGCCTCCTGCCCTAGAGACGCTAATGGTGCCAATATTCCCATCATTGTCTACTGTTCCATATTCACTGACGTTATCGTTTGTACCATCAGGGACTATGGTTAACTCTGTTGTGAAGAACTTGTCTCCAGTGCTCTTCTTTAATGTGACCACGTATTTAACGGATCTCCATTCTGAGGCTGTGAAATTATCAAAGATTGTGCTGTTCTCAATACCAGTGATTGTTACTTCATTGTTACCAGCAGTACCCAGATCTGTTGCCTGTGCTGAAGAGGTATCAATTAAATCTTCATAGTTTGCCTGAGTTGGTCTATCACCTGTCTGAAACAGGGCCTTTACGCTTGCAATTGATATTTTAGCCATGTCTGAATTATATCATATATTTCAAAGTATATAGTTAGAGAAACCAATTACCTGTAGTGGGATTGCTGGTACATTTCCAATACCGCTGGGTATCTGTATTGCAGTGAACCTTATTCTAAATGGCAATACTGAGTTTATTCTTATACCACGATTTAAATCAACAATCTCTGCCTTTGGAAAAGAAACTCTTTCAATAATTTTTGTAGTAATCGGATTGTTATTATTTATAGTAACAGTTGCCACTAGTTTGTAACATCCTCAAGCAGGGTGATCTTACCTTGAGCAACTGTCCATACAAGGGTATTCTGGGGAAGACGCAGTTCAATGTCAAATATGTCATTTGTTCTTAACTGTGCAGTTTGTGCTGCAGTTAGGTTAACTTTAAACTCTCCGTCTTCATCGGCTAGGTCTTGTGTTGGATTGATTGTAAAAAGTATTGTTGCAGAATCTGTAATTATTTGAGGATCAACTGGAGTAGTTGGTCTTTTAAATTCTGCCTCTATTGTCCAATCAGAAATGGTTAAAGGCTGTCTTGCATCATCTGTTAGATAAACCAGAAAAGATGCTGTATCTCCTTTTACAATAGTCCAATTAACAAATGGTGGTGCTTCACCAATGTCGTATGTAGATGCGCCTTGACCTCTGTAAACTGCCATTATGCTAAACCTGCTTTCATTGATCCCCATGTTCCATTGCCTTTTGGCTGTCCAACAATAATAATTCCAGTTGAGGCATGTGACTTAGCAACTACTGCCACAGCACCTGAGCCACCAGCAGGAATTGTATCTGTAAGACCTCCACCATTTGCGACATATAGAATTTCTCCAGCGGTATATGAAGAAGTATTGATATCCTCAAACACTCCAGAGACAATAACAACTCCATCTGTATTATTTGAAATTGCTGCTTGTGTTATTCCTACAACTGGGAATGTTGTTAAATCATCTGAGTCGCATTTTGCAATTGTTGGCTTTGTTGAATACCCAGAAATATAAACTGGAGTTCCTTTAGCAATTGTTGCGCCTGTTACATTTCTAACCTCTAAAGAAATAAAGGGGACACCAACATTAGAAAGAATATCTTCTAGTCGTTCTGCAAGAGACTGAATGTCCTCGTGAACATTTACAGGGTCGCTTAAAACAGGGTAAGGAAGGTCATAATTAGTAGTTGCGCCAGTAGCCATAATACTTATTATTATACCATTAAAGGGGCTGCTTTATAAAAATCTTATATGGTGGACTTCTGGTTTTTAGAAATTTCTAGCAGGAATGAGGAGTGGTCTTCAAAGTGGTTTGACAAGAACTCTTGATCTTTTCTTATTTCAAAAAACTTATTTACCAAGATTTCTGGTAAGTTATTGCTTTTTACTGTACTCTTTATCAGATCTGTGTTTAGTTTATTTAGTCCCCTTGCTACCTCCCACCAAGAAAAGTGAGTAAAAAACCTTTTACCGTCAAACTGTTCATATGAGGGGATTGCGTACTCCCACTCATCAAGAACCTTCTTTAGTCCCAAAGGCATATTTTCTGGATCCTTAAACCTTTCCCAAAACTCAGTGTCATTTCTATCTCCAAGATAATGAAAATATACAAAGTTTAAGATTTCATCATTCATTGATACTGTTTTTTTATTATATCTATCAATATATCTTTGGTCTCTATTAAACATTCTTGATGTATCAAAAAGTATCTCGTATAAAGACTCAATCAAGTTATTAATTGATGTGGCTTCAAGTGGCTCTATAAAACCAGAGGATAGCCCTACTGCAACACAGTTTTTGACCCATGTAGTTTCAAAACATCCAGGACTAAAAGAAAATGCCCCTTTACCCTTTCTTGGATATTCTGGAACAAATCCTAAAAACTCTTCTATCTCTTTAGTTACTTCTTCTTCTGAAACTAAATCACTATCAAAAACATACCCACAGCCAAATCTATCTTGTAGTGGTATTTGCCACATCCAGCCATATTTCATTGCAATAGATCTTGTGTATGGTGGTAGTTCTCCAGTTTTTGCTTTTGGTAAAAAATAAGGAAGTGCTGCTTTTGTTGTTAGTATGTCTTTATAACTTTTCCACTTTGAATTAAAATGTTTTCCTATTATAAGTCTTTTAAAACCCGTGCAATCAAAAACAAAGTCTGAATCAATTTTGGAACCATTTTGTAATACTATCTTGGTGATATTTCCTTCTTGATCTGAAACAAAGTCTGTAACTATGTCATCAATTATAGATATTCCTCTTTCTTCGGATAACTTTTTAAAAAACTTTGCAACATCTATAGCGTTAAAATGTAGGGCATAACTTACAAGAGGCACAGGAGACACTAAAGAACTATTTTCTCCTTGATAAACAGAATACAAAAATGGAGACTTGTTCTTATTGTTTAAATGACAAACGAAATCCCAAGTATCTTCAGGAATATCATTAGCAATATTTAACATGTACCAAGCATTAATTTTTTTAAGTGAGTCTTCTGTCTGTATGTTTACAAAAGAAGGGCTGTTATGTGACCCAGCAAAATTATGATAATAGAATGTTTTATCGTTGTGAAAATTCTCAAACTTTATGCCATTCTTAAATGTTGACTTAGTTTCAGTTACAAACTGATCAAAGTCTATATCTAATATCTTTAAAAGATGTACAAAATTAGGGGTTGTGCCCTCACCTGCCCCAAGCACTCCAATTTCTTCAGAAGCAATTACAGTAATTTCTACATCTTTGTTCATCATTTTTTTAGCAAGAAGTGCGGTTATAAACCCAGATGTACCGCCTCCAACAACTACAACTTTTTTATTATTACTCATAATTTTATTATAGCATAAGGCTATATTTGACTTATGTATAAACTTTATGTTATAATTAATACATGCTACTAACAAGTAGCATTTTTAGTCTCTAGGAGGTTTTTATTATGAGAAGAGATAAAAAGGCTTGGATTGGAATCCTAGCATTGGTTGGAGTTGTAGCACCATTTAGCAACTTTGCCAATGCATCAAGTACGGAAAATAACTTACTAATTAAACAGGCTGAAAACCCTGCTGCCACCCACAAGGTGGCTTTTGTTGTTTCTAAAGCAAAAATGTTAGAACGTTATGAAAACAAAACACATCTTACAGATGTTGAATTAAAGGAGTTGCTTTCTTTGGTAGGATTTGAAGGCAATGATTTAGTAGTGGCTTGGGCAATTGCCAAGAAAGAATCTAATGGTCGTCCTTTAGCATTTAATGGAAACCATAAGACAGGGGACTCATCCTACGGGATGTTTCAAATTAACATGATTGACAACTTGGGTCCAGACAGACGAAATAAGTTTGATCTTGATTCTAACGCTGAATTATTTAATCCAGTAAAAAATGCTGAGATTGCATACTACATGTCTAGGGGTGGAGAAGATTGGTCTTCTTGGAAGGGCATCACACCTAAAACTAGAATGTGGATGAACAAATTTCCTAAATAGTTTATATATAAAAAAATAACCCCCTTGGATTTTGTCCTTGGGGGTATTTTTTATTTAATATTACTCTGGACTAGATGATCCTAGTGCCATTACTTCTTCAACTGACATTGTTCTAGTTCCATTAAATGTTGGTCTTAGGACTAGTTGATTTGTTTCTGGATTATACTGAGTTCCAATTACAATTGGTTCAATCTCCCAGATATCTGTAACATCAAGTATTACTGGGTTGCTCAATAACAATGCTGAAAACTGATCGTCAGCATTTAAAATTTGAACAACTTCGTTGTCAAGTATAATCGCTATCTTATTTAGCGATTGCATATCTTCTGTCATTCTGTCTCCTTTTTATATTGTATTTTAACTGATCCCCATTTGCCAATTGGACATTCTGCGTGTGGTAATTTAGTTTTTAGATTCATTATGCATCCACATTTTTTACATTGATGAGTTAAGCGAACATATTCTGGACATGATGAACATATGGCAAGTCTTTTATTTGATAACTCTTCTTCAACTTTTTTAAGATTTTTGTTAAAAATATCCCAAGGTCTTGCTTTTTTGTTTTTTTCTTCATTATTCATACATTCTATTATACAGCACTGCTGAAATTATCAACATAGTTTTCTTGACCTGGAGTACCTGAGCCATATGGACCAACTACAACTCCAAATCCTTGTGCTTGTGATGGTAATCCAGAACTAGACCAGGCTGAACCAACTTGGCTAGAATGGTTCTCATTAGCAAAAGCGGTGACTGTTGCAGATGTTCCTGAAGTTACTACTCTCATTGAATTAATTGGTGCATAGCCACCTGCACTTCTTACAGTATGAGTTGTATAAGTAGAATTATTTCTTAGTACTCTAATGTATGAGTTATATGTATAGTTTGCTTGTTGTCCATTTTGTGGAGAACGTGTTGTTTGCTGGCCATTCCATCCATAAAATCCGTCAAGTGATCCATCAGCACAGTGAACTAGGTGTCCATCGCAACCTTGACCAATAACGGTATAACTTGTACTTCCTCCAGTAGTACATCCCACCTCGATTACACATGCTGAAACTGATGCACCGCAACCACCACCAGAAGAATATCCTCCAGCACCACAAACTGTTGAATATGTAACTGATTCATCATAATATGGAACTGCTCCCCACCAGTTATTTGCATCGCTTACCCAAAATGCAATTGCAGCACCTGCACTAGAGCGTCCTACGTTAGTTGTTGCATTTGTGCTAGACATTGTAATTGCTGAAAGTGGATATGAGGATGCTGCGGTATTAGAGAATCCAACAGAACCGTTTGCTTGCCAAGTTCCCCTATATGCAACCCATGAATGTCCAGAAGAAGATGTTCCTAGAGGGTTTCTGGTTGTATTAAAATTATCAGATACGCTTGTTGGAAGTGGTACCGCTGGTGTTGATGAATTAGATGCAGAAGATGCTGTTGAAGTACCATTTGCATTTGTAGCGGTAACTGTAAATGTGTATCCAGTTCCATTTGAAAGACCTGTTACTGAAATTGGAGATGATGAATTTGTTCCAGTTATAGAAGACGGTGAGGATGTTGCGGTAAATGTAGAAACTGCTTTTCCTCCAGTTGCACCTGCTGTAAAGGAAACATCTACCCGTTGTGATACTGCTGGGACTGATGAAGATCCAATGGTTGGGGCTTGAGGAACTGTTGTTGCTGTTATTGCTGATGTTGAACCTGAGTTTGATGAGTCACCAGCAGCATTAGTTGCTTTTACTACAAAAGTATAAGATGTATTTGATTGAAGGCCAGTCACTGTTAGTGGAGAACTAGATCCAGTTGCTGTAAATCCTCCTGGGCTGGAAGTTGCAGTATATGATGTTGCTGCCGCTCCAGATGCTGATGGAGTAAAAGTTACTGTTGCTGCGCCATTATTAAATGCTCTGGCAGTGCCAACGTCTGTTGCTGTACCAATTGTCGGCGCTAAGGGTTGCAAAAATGACTTTGTGTTTTGCGAACCAGTTACTCCTATAATTCTCATAATATTCTCCTCTAGTATCTATATTTTACCATTTGTTTATTGACTATTTAGGTCGCCAAACAAAACAAACGTTGATGCATCTATGCAAAGTAATGTTGCTGCTGAATACTGCGCTCTTAATGATAAGGTTGGGGTTGCATTTACTGTCACTCCCGCAGCCCCTTGAACTGTCAGGCTTCCAGTACCATATCTTGTTAAGTTAATCGTTTCTCCTGCTGCGAAGGTTGATGCTGGTACTGTAACTACAACTGATGAAGAACTAGTAAATTGAACCATTTTGCTGTTTGCGTCTGCTGCAACTAGAGTATATGTTGTTCCAGACTGTACATTTATTGTAAGTGCTTTTCTTTCTGAAAGATCATATACTGATTTTAAAGCATTGGCAGTTGGTGCTGTAGTAGTAGATGTACTTGCATATCCATCGTTTAGTTGAACAACACCTGCAACGCTTGTAGTGGCTGCTGTAAGGGCAGCCCACTTAATTCCAAGTGTTTGTGTTGAGTCTGCAACTAAAACATAATTATCGCTTCCAACAGGAAGATTGTCTACGCTATCATTTGCAGATCCTACAAGTAAATCTCCCTTTGCGTCAATAATTCCTTTTGAAACAGATCCTGATGGATCAAGACCAGTAATCTGTCCTTGAAGATCATTTAATGTGTAGGCAATAGATGGACTTACTAAATTTGCTGTATTTGCATTTGCAGTATTATAGTCTGCTGAGCCATAGTGGTATAACTTAAATGCAGCCTGAATATCGGCATTGTCTGCATACCCTGGAATTTTTGTGGAGTATATTGCTCCTATTGATTCTGCTGCCATGTCATTTCACCTGGTTCATTATATCATAACCGATACAAAAATGTGAACTGAAACCTCTGCGTCAAATGGACCCCAAGTTCCATCGTATTCAGAAGCCTCAAGATTTATAACTAAGTCTGTTCCAGATATTTGAACAGATGAAAGAGAGGATGCCAAAGGTTTTGTATTTTGAATTGAATATTGAATATTAAAGTTTTCGGCGGTAAGTCCAGCAGAAGTAGATATATCTGTTATTGGAATAACTACAGATCCATTTCCAGCATATGCACTTGTTCCTGAAGCAAAAGTTACTGTGTGTAATTTAGAATAAATTGTTGGATTCAAACGTAAAACCTCAACCCATGAAGATCCACCAGGCGCTGAAATGTATTGGTATAGGTATCCATAGTCTGGGCCAGGTGCTGTATCAATATACATATCATTTAGTATTTGACCTAAACCAGAAAGTGAGTTTGGATTTCCAATACCAACAAAAAATTTACTACCACGAGTTCCAGTTGGACCAATGTCAACAAGAAGTTCAACTGTTGAAGGGCCTGCCAAAACGGTTAGATCGTCATTTGATAAAACAACATCTGGCATTAAACTACCGCTCCAGTAATATCATTTGTTACTGTAATTGATCCAGTTAGTAATGTAAAGATAACTCCAGCACCGTTATTAATTTGAACGTCATAAACATATGTCGTTCCTCCGATAAGTCCTCTACCAGTTGCTCCAGTTATTGTGCATGTAATAATGTCATTTGCTGTATCTACTGTTGCTGTTGCTGAGATTTGAGTTCCAGTGCTTCCACGGACATTTGCTATAGTGAAGGCTGCATTCCCTGCATAAGCGTCTAATGCAAAAGTAGTTCCATTTGAATTTTTTGGACGGATTACAAATTGATACGTGTCCCCACGATAATAACTAAAATTATAAGTACCTGGAAATGCCATTATTCCTCCTGCTTTATTATACCATTAACAAACTGAAATATAGATGCCTTTTAATAATAGACTGCTCTCTGAATCAGTTCTTGCTTGTGGCCTTGCTCCATGTCCTTTAATTCTTTGGTCATCAATATATACCGTTTGAAAAAATGACATATCGTAAGAATATTGGTATTTAAGGTTTGCCACATAGGATGTTGGAGAGTTTTGATATTTTTCATTAAAAGTTCTAAACCATAATTCTGTGTAGTTTGATTCAGTTGTTATAGTAAAGTCATACCTTATATCAACTTTGGCTCCTAGTTTTAATGCTTTAAAGTTAAACATGTTCATTTCTGATAGCCAAAGTGCATTATTGTTTTTCATTAGGTAAGTCTCATTTGATAACTCAAGGTTTGGATAAAAATTAAGAGATACCCACCCATCATCTCCTCTTTGTGGACCTAAAATAGTAAGTTTATCTGATTCATTTTTATAGTATGCCCAACCTGGATACTGTCCTGAAATTGAGTCATAACCTTCTCCGCCTTTACCAGGTTCACCACGCTCTCCCTGGGGTCCAGGCTTACCCTGATCACCTTTTGGTCCTTGAGGGCCTATATCACCCTTGTCACCCTTATCTCCTTTAGGACCTTGTAAACCAGTTTCACCTTGAAGTCCAGGTACTGCAATATACTGTTTGTCTAATTGTTGTGGGGCAGTAGACTTTACTGCATCTAAATAGTTTTTTTTCTTTAAAGGTTGAGGTGGTTCCATGTTTGTTGCCATGGATCTATTCTACTTTACTTTATAAATTTTTGTTCCAACTTTGACTGCAGATGGAAGATTTACTTTATTTGAAGTTACTTTAACTATCATAGTGTTCCACTAACATCTCCAAGAACACAGATTGTTCCAACTACTGGTGTCCACACGGTTTCAGCGTCGCCGCCTCCACCAGATACTCCATCACCAGGAATTGTAGCGGTAAGGTCAAACCTTAATTCTGCAACAATAGGCTTATATTTTGTACCGCCCCAATTTTGAGTAATATTTTTATCTGCAAGGATATAAACAACACCATCTTCGTATGTCTCAACAACTAGTTCATCTAATACGTCTGATGAAGGATCATAGGCTGTTGCTGAAAATGACCAAGCGCCTGTGTCATATGGGGTAACTTCGTCGTCTTCAAAAAATTCTACTTTAAGGTTTGCGTTATCTCCACGGACCACAGTCCATTGTATGTTGGCTGGCGAAGCACCAAGTTTTTCAATTATAGGAGAGCACATAATATTAGATTATACCATAATTCATAACTGGACACTCTAAGCGCAGTGGGGTGGGGGTAGAACTTAGAGTGCCAGCCCTCACATTATAACATTAATTTATACCAGTATACATAAAAGTATAACAAAACGTTATATATATGGTAACAAAAAGTTATATATTAAATTGTTACAAAAGAGTTATAATCAGCCAGGGTATTAATAGTTAAAACAAAGAACTTTTAGTGTATACTTAAAATATATAAGAAAAGAATATACTATAGTTAAGTTTTTAAAAGATATCTTATATATTATATATAGTAGTTATTTAGAATTCTTAGAAACATACTCTAAAAGAATATCGTACA